TTGGAGATTCTTCCCAATAAACATATTTATTTACACTAATATCTCTGTCCATAACTCTTTAATCCCTTCTTCTTCTTCTTTGGTTAACTCACATAGTTCTCCCCAATCATCCTTCCCTTTAAAGAATGAAAAGTCAATTGTTTCAGGTATCATATCCGCGGTAAATTCTTTTTTCTCGATTTTTTCTTGCGGCACATATCCTGGAATTATGTATTTTTTAACTGTACTTGGCGCGAACCCCGTTTCACGAGCGACCGCCGCATAAGTTTTATGTATTATATAAAGTTCATTAAAACGAATTATATCTTCTTGTGTAACTTTATTTGCCATTTTTCTTCATCCTTTCTTCATATACGGCGCAACCAGTACAATCAACTAATTTACAATTCTTACAAGGTGTACCACTTGGGTCAACACCCTTATCATCCCATACATAGTGAACGCCGCCGAGTGGATCGGTTACTGTAATATGGAAAGATTGACGCTGATTATAAGTAAGACGCGGTAAAATTGAGTCAAAAATTGCCTGCTGGTCTGTTAATGTTAATCCTTCTATCGAGAAATCTACCTTAAATAAACTTTTCATATATTCCTCTCCTTTTACTTTCTATAATTATTATATCAAAATTTAGAAAATTTTTCAAATTTAAAAAAGCCTATGTAGTAGTAATCGCAAAATTCGTAACCACCACTACATAGACCAATATATATTTAAACTGTCTCAAATTTTATGATAATTCTTCCATTGATTCTATATGTTTCAACCAATCATCTATTGTTATTGTCTCCATACCCATTCCCTCAGCAACAGACCTTGAACGCACTCCGTTTGAAATCTGCATCTTTTCTTGAGTTGACACATTTTCCCACATTGCTTTTTGCTTTTTAAAGTATTCAGAAAAACGCTTTTCTGTTTTATCACGGTATTCCTGATTTTCCTGATTAATCCACTCTGGTTTATTCATCGTGTAGTATGCATCAAACACCATAAAGCAAGTGTAGAATTTTGCCTTATCGTGCATACCACGTCTTATAAATTCATTGACCAAAGCTTCATTGCTATCAAGCATATTGCTATATGTCTTTAAAATATATTTAGGGTCATGTCTACAAACTGAATCGTCACGCCACTTCCAAAGGTAGAAAGGGGTCTGACAATACTTGACATTGGCTGAAAGATTTTGACAGAGAATATTGAAATAACTATCCTCATGTATTGTTAAAGATTCATTCCATCTAATCTTTTTATTGATTAGATATTTTCTTCTATGTACTTTACCGTGAACAAATGTAGAATCCATTTGACGGTTAATGTACGTTACTTCTCCAGTGTTTGGTATTCTTGTTTCTTCTACAAAAATCGACACAAGACTGTCAAAGACTCCTATATCCATTTCTCTAAAAAGAATCCATAAACCACACGCACTAAAGAACATATCATCTGCATCACAAAACATAACATATTCCGCAGACGAATGGTCGAGACACGCATTGCGAGTACCCGATACGCCACGATGTGGCTCTTTGTAGTATTTTATCTCGTAAGGATACGAGTTTAAAAAATCTTCTGTAAGAAAAACATCTGAACCATCATTACAAATAATAACACCGATGTCATCAAAGTCTACGTTCTGTTGAATAGCTATGCTATCAAGTAAAGGTTTAACGACATCATCGGTTTCTTTGTACTGAGGTACTAGTATTTCTAAAGTTTTCATAAAAATTTTTTCTCCTTTATCTAATAAAAGGTGGGCAAAAAGCCCACCCCAAGACATCTATAGATTGTCTCGGTATACAAAAACCATAAATAGGTTATGCCAAATTAAAATCCCAACGCTTCTATCTCGGCGTCTGTTAAAGACACAAAACGAGAAGAGTAGTAAGACCAGTTAGTAGATGTTTTATAAGAATTATATAGGCTTGCTCTCACAAATATCGAACCGTAAACTCCTCCAGTAGAAGTTGTATAAGTGCTAATTGGAGTTGAGTTAAATGCATAGTAATTAGCTAATGTGATAATCGAAGAGCCTAACAAATATAAGGATAGCAAATTATAACATGATGCAAAGGCATATGTTGCAATGCTTGTACATGATTGTAATATTATAGTTGATAAATTGCTACAATTTGAAAAAGTGCCCTGATTTATTTGACTACACAATGGTAGATTTATACTTACTAATTGTTCACATTTCATAAAAGCTGATGCTCCTATATAAGTACACAATGGCAAATATGCCATACTTAAACTATGACAATATTGAAATGCATTTGATGAAATTGATGTACATAATGGTAGATTTATACTTGTTAATACTGAACATCCTACAAATGCATTAGACCCAATCGTTTGACATACGGGCAAGAATATTGTACTTAATGAAGTACAATAATTAAAAGCATAATTTCCCAATGTTTGACACAATGGCAGATTTATACTTGCTAATTTTGAACATCCGTCAAATACAGAATTACCAATGGAAACACAAGATTCTACATTAATATATGTTAAACTACTACAATTTGCAAATGTTTCACGCTCAATTATAGATACCATAGGTAAATATATGCTAGTTACATTCCTTTGATATGTAAATGCTCCAGCACCAACACTTGTACATATGGGGAAATTAAGAGTATAATAACCCCCACCCCCATAAAAAACACCACCATATGCAGAACCGAAAGCAATGTAATTAATTTTGCTTACATTTTCAAAATTAAAGTCTCCAGAAAGTTGTTGATTAGTAAATTGACCAGACACTATACTCGTCAAACTATTGCACCAATCGGTTACATCTGATGCAGTATAACTACCATAAGAAGCACGACTACTACCACTTGCATATAACATACTTCTATAAGCTAAAGTCTTATAAATCGGGGCGAATCTCTCAGCCTCTGGAATATTCGTACTAACACTCGCATACTCCGTAACATCATATGTCCCGTTTGAAGTAATTGATAATGTACCTGACACTAACTCTGAAGCAGATACGGTAACCGGAGATCCGGTGATCGTGCCTCCATAGATATATCCATATGGATTCGTGACTGATGGTGTTATTAAAACTGAATGGTTAGATACACTGCCCTTTGTTGCTGTAGGAGTTCCTGCTGTAACGAGATCAGATGATGGGCAATTCCATGTGATCGTTCCATCTGAGTTTACAAGCAGATCATAATTAGCTTGACCAAATATGTATTTGATATATCGAGTTCGATATGTATCATTATTGCCTCCGGTGTAAAATCCGTATGTTTGAGACTGATCATGTTCATATGCGATAGCTCTGTGATCATCTTCTCCAGGATTATTTACCAATGCAGCGCATTCAGCATATGTCATGTTACATGTAACAGCTACTATGTCCGTCCAATCATCATCCCATGTCACATCAAAGGCAGGGATTGGTATTGCCCCAACGTACACACTGCCCGTAGTAAACCTTCCACTAGCAACTGCTAACTGCGAAGCTGTGGTTGGCGTAATTGTTTGAGCTGCTACAGTGCTTAACTAATATGTTGACGTACCTGATGTTCTAACAATCCCTGCAGTACCCGCGCTGACATATCCAGGAGTAACTGTAGGAGTAATATTACTTGCCCCAGAATAAAAAGCTGTAATAGTTCCTGTAGTAGCTGATAGTGTTATAGAAGGATTCGTTGTAATTGTTGTTGCAGGAGTAAAGACTTCTCCCTGTGTTTTATTAAAAGTAACTGTTATATTATCTTCACAAAAAGTTCCTATAGTGTTTAAAGTAGTAACTCCACCACTATTTATAGAAGTAATAGTAGAACCTTTATATCCAATTTCTATATCTGCCATTTTTAACTAACACCTCCATTATAAAGTGGTAACTATAAAGTAAATAATGAAGATCCTCCACTATTTTTATAAGTTATAAGTCCTGTACTATTAATGCTTGCCTACGCTGGTGTATTAGAAGTTAAGGCTACAGTTCCTGTCGCCGCAGGAAGAGTAACGGTATTATCAACAAGTCCTGATGAACTCCTTATCCCGATAAGCGCTACTCCACCTAACATTATGGTACCTGATTGGGATACAGTACCTACTTGTATATTGTTAACGTTTAATCTATTAGAAGATACGTTGTAAGATAAAAGTTGTGCTTTATTAACAGAAGTTGTAGTTGTACCAGAGCTAAATGAGGCACCTAATAATATAGAATAAGTGCCTGAAGTTACATTTTCTTGTTTAACTTTTTCATCTGTATCACTTTTTGCATTCCAATTACTAATATCCGTAGCCGTAATTCCTGCGGCCGCGCTCGCGCGGAATACCGGATCAGTCTCTGTATAAGATGTAATATAACCAACATCATTAGTAAAAGCAGAAAGCGTTGTTGGTACACTAATTGCGGCGACCCCATCTGTAACTGTTACAGTTGTTCCATTAACCGTAATTCCTGTAATTGCATCACTACTACCTGATTCAATAGTAACGGTACTTGTACTACCATCAGAACCAGTTAGTGTAAGTAAACCTGTAAGAGCGGAGTAAGATAAAGTATAGGTAACACTATCACTACTAGTACCTATCTTCATCCAAGCTCCATTTTTATAAATATATTGATTATATAAAGTAGCCATTTACTCCATTACTCCTTTAAAATATTATTTCCATTTAAATATGTATATAAAGATGAAAAATCGGATTGTTCAACCCAACTTCCATTAATTTTTCTATAAATCTTTGAATACTCGACCCATACTCCATTAACCTTTACATAAATCTTTTTGGTAGACCCACCACCAATTATAACGGCAATAATCATGTCACCGCTAATTGTTGTTTCATAAGTATAATATACCCCTGAAACTTCATATTCAAGATAAACAGTAGCACCATTAATGGCGCCGCCATAATATCCTAATCGGCATTGAACCTGTAAATTTTCAAGTTGCGCGACTGTTGGTGTAACATTAGCTGTGACTGTCTAAGTTGAGTTTGAGGTACCAATCGATTTAAAATTTAACTCATCTGATAAATTTGTACTTCCACTTATTAGCCGCGCGCACATATATTCTGACGAGTTAGAAGTTGACTCTGCATGACCATTAACTAACATATATAAGCTAGTTATAGTAGCATTATCTGGAATTCCGACAAAAGGCACATCATATGTAAATACCGCAATAGTACCACTTCCACCAGAATAATAGTTTGATGTAGTTTGTGTGTTATTATGACCTTTTCCAACTAGTCCTTGAAAATATGTTGCTCCACTACCATTAAAGCTACCACTAACTAATGTATACTCACCTAATACATTGGTTTCTTCTGATGCACCACCACTATGTTTAGTAAGGGTTATAGCCGTACCATTTTTAGTAGCAGTAACCTCATCAGATGTATTGGCTGGTTCTATAACCAGATTGTACTCATCCCCATCATACATTATCTGTGTACCTGATGGGTCAATAGTTCCACTACCAGTTAAAGTAGTAGTAACCGTACGTGGGTTTGGAATTGTATAAGTAACTTCAATTTCAACACCAGCAACATAAACGTATGGATAGTTGCTTGAAGAAGTAGAGCTGTTTCTTAAAGGTATATCAATTGAAAAATTAGAGCCATACCCTTTAAGAGTGTCCCATGTCAATGATCCTGTTGGAATTTCATAAACAGTTCCATTATTAGTCGAAGACGTAGTAATATCTTGAGATAATGTGGTATTACCTATTTTATATGAGTTTGAAGCCTAACTTGCAAGACAAATACGATAGTTGGTGTTACCTGATGCTTGATAAGAACCTCTATAAGCTCTTATTTTAATTTTAAAATCAGTAACAGTTGCATTACTAGGAACATCACCAAAATTAAATCCCCTAATAAAAGCGTAGTATGTACTATTACTACTTCTACCAGCTCGTCCTCTAAGAGTACAAGTATTTGCTGTGTGGTCTGTATTATTATACATATTACTAGGGTTTGTAACTGTTACATAGTTTGTATTACTTCTAGCATAGTTGCTGGGAACTAATCTAATTGTTGCCATTTATCTACCTCCTTATGCCTGAAGATAAATATCTCCATTACTTCCCGTAGAAGAAGAAGGTGCTGAACTACCGGAATAACAAGTAATAAAATCAACAGTACCACTAACACCAAATATTGAAACGTTGCTAAGTATATTAGAACCAACAAGATTTGCATCACCTGAAATAGTTTGCGCGCCAGTTAGATAGGTTCCTGCGGCGATTGTTTGATTTGATGTACCAGGTGTTATTGTTGCAGCCGCCTTAGTTGTAACTGAAGTAGTAAGAGAAACTGATGAGTTTGTTGCAGTTCCGCTTGAAACATATCCTGCACTTACAACAGGAGTAACGCTAACTGTTTTGGTTAATGTTAAAGTGTTGGTACCCGTTGAAACTGTCGCAGAAGTTCCAGAAATTGTTGAGGGCGCGCTCGCTGAACCGTTTGCAACGGCACTAATTACGTAATACCCACCCGCACTATTATAACCAGGTGGTATATTGATGTATTGCGCTGATGTTGATCTACCAATTGTGGCTTTTGAAGTGTAGCCAGATGTAGCGCTGCTGGCGGCGGCCGTTGGTAACGTCATAGTTGCAACAGACTTTGATGCTGCTGCCGCATAATACCCTGCTGGCGCCGTAATTGTTGCGCCGGATGCAGATAAATCATCAGAGTCGCGCTGAGTAATTCCAGACCCAATATAAGTACTTGAAATCGCGCTAACTGTTACTGGGAGATATCCATCAACTGCAATTTCGTAGATTTTAACGTTATATCTATCCAGCATGGATAACCCGTACATAGAAGTATTATTAATAACTATGTAATAACAAATAGTTTCAGCCGTTGTAGAACATACAAAATCAGCGTTATAGCTATAACTTTTTTGTCTATCATCATCATATGCAATACATTCCATATGATATGTTGCTCCAACAGTTAATGGCGTTGGGAAGGTATAACTGTTACCAGACCCCGCCCTCATTGTCTGATTTACTATTGGGTCTTCCGAAGCACTACCATCAAAAACTTGCTCGGTTTCACTTGGAGTAACAATTAATGAGGAAACATTAAAATTTTCTATCGGCACATTAACATTAATACTTGCATAATTAGTGACATCCTTTATACCATTAGTCGTAACCTGTAAAGTTCCTTCTGGCACTATATACTAACTAGGAATAGGATAAACAGTAACTGTTCCCAACCCCGTATATCCTGAATCATAACTTACTAACTGCTGAGAGCTTGTTGGAGTTACTGTTTTATCCTAATTATTAATCGTAGAGCCGCCAGTTGGTATAGCTAAAATCGCATTAGCCATCTGATTAGGATAATATGTATTACTACTTCCATTTTTGGTTCTAATGGCGGCGGCTATATTAGAAAATAAAGTATTTAAAGCATTACTCATCTCAATAAGCCACCCCCAATACGTCATTTATTACATCATCAATAATTGACTTAACATCAACTGAACTAGTTGAACCATCAGAACCATATAATACAATATTATCATTACTGTCTGTGCTTAAAGTATAAGTAACTCCTGTTGTCGGAGTGTCACCGCCGCCATCATATTCCTATGAAATTAAATAAACAGCATTTTGGTCTATATTAGTTGTGGGTAACGATTGAACAACCGTATACCCATCAACTAACTTTCTTGTTGTTACACTACCCGCAGCATTTGTTATAACTGTTTTATTAGCTTCAGTAGAACCCATGGCTACAGGTACTTTTGATGTATCTTTTAGATTATAACTTGTACCATCGGGCAATTGTATTTGTTTAATATCTGCCATAGGTTACCTCCCTTTTAAAAATTAAGAATTTGTTCCAACAGTAACTGTTGTAGCATTTGTAAGAACTGTAGAATCTGTCTTAGTAACTGTTACACCATTAGATGTAAGTGCGGCACTTGATACTCCTGTCATAACAGAAACAGCGTCAAAATCTGTACTATCTGCTTCAAGAGTAGCTGTGTAGCTTGGTACATCAGTAACAAAGCTTGAAGAGGTAGGTGAAGCATAACCTGTAACTGCATTTCCAGTTGAAGCAGTTCCAAGACCGGTCATAACAGAGCCACCAGTACCTGAAGCATTTAATGCGCCAGTAGCTACTGTTGTTGCAGTACCAACCTTTGCAGCGGTCAGTGCCGTACCAAGTGTTGTATTTGAAGCTGTTACATCCACACCAGTTGGCGCCGTACTATTAGCACCAGAAATAATCAAAACTTCATCAGTAACTGTATAATCCCAAGTTGAAGCAGTACCGTAGCTATTAATCTTTGTGGCAGTAACAGATGTATTTCCCGTAACATTAGGAATTGAAATTGTTCCATTTGTAGGTGTAATACTTGTTGTTACGAGCTTTGAGGTAGCTCCTGGGTAACTTTTTACAAAAGATTCTGTTGAAGGATTTCCAAGACCAGTAATTGCATTAGCTGTTGTCTTAGAACCCGTAGTTTCAAGTACTACATCAAGATTTGTTGTTGTAGGTGTAACGTTAACAGCAGTATTTGTTACTGTTGCGCCAGTTACGTTACTTGCTGTGGCTGTTTGCTTATTAAGGGTTACTGTATCTTTATAAGCGAGTTCGCCTAAATCACTAAGATCAATATCTGTGCTTCCTAAACGCTCCCAAGAATAGTTACCACCATCTTCAACAGTAACATATTCATCATAAACATCTTTTTGTGATGTTGTGCTAGCTGGTACTAAATAAATTGAACCCATTGTTGTTGTTGAAGCAACAAGTGTACCTGTTATTTCAATACTACTAGCATTAATCCACTTTACGCCCTGTGGTGTAGATGCGGCGTCCTTAGATACGATAAAGGCAACACCCGCAGAAATAGCCTGTCTCGCAACCGCGTCTTTTATATCATACGTAGTACCACTAGGTAATGTAATTCTACTAATATCTGGCATTTTTCATTTTCTCCTTTTTTATTCTGTGGTTAATACGAGGGTTTCCTCGTCTGTTAAAGAATAATAAGCACTTACCTTATTATTCCAAAAAGCTCTTTCGGCATTTGTTATATGAATAGCAGAATTGTTTATATGCTCTTCAAACAAATTGTTCGCAAATGGTAAATCAATTAAATATGCTTTTCCATCACCAATTTTATAATCAGGCACTGGTTGTCCCTAAGAGTTTGTTGAATGGTTAGTATATATGTACACCGCATTTTTTTCAGAAACAACTTCAACCTAACTATCAAAACTTTCCTAAGTACCAATATAAATAGCACTTACGTTTATGTTTAGGGCGGCGATCGCATCAACTAATTCAGTCTTAGAAGCAATATTTAATGCGTCTAATGACATATCACCAATTAACTCAATACCCTCAATAGAAGGCTTGTTAATTAATTTATTATAATCATTAATACCCACAACGGTTGGTGTATTTAATACACCATTTAATCCCGCAACTGGTGAAATATTACCACTGATTTTTAATACCCCCGATAACTTCCCAGTAATCTTATCGGCCATTAATGAATCTCTCTAGTCAGTACAAATTTAGCGTCAGCAATAAATGTATCAACTACACCTGTACTAAAAGTAATTTCTATATCATAGGCATAAGTTCCAAAACTCAAATCTTTTGTATCCTCGGGGTCAAGCTACAATAATAAAGTATCATTTGGAATTACTTTTAATATAAGCGGTTGTCTGTCCGCAAATTCATTTTTTGCCTAATTCATAACATTTCTTTTAAGGGCGAAACGAATTACATCACCCTCGACAGGAGTATAAATTTCATCATTTTTAAATATTTCAACATTGGTAAAAAAACTATCCCCTCTGGTTAAGGAAATAGTGGTTCCCTCAATCTTAGATGCCATTCTAATTTATCCCTCCTAAAATTATTCTAAAATAAAGTGAATAGTTGTTTTTGTAAATTCGTTCTTTTCATACCTAATAATATTATAACAAAAAACTCCTCAAAACGCAAGTTTTGAGGAGCTAAGGGGATTTTATTCACTAAGAGAAATTTTCTCAATTATCTCACTTATGCAACTTGATCCACCCATAAGAGCAAGGCCGCCGCATATATAACCGCCGATAGATGTATAATCTACCATGCCAAGTTCATGCAACAGGTCAAGTTTATAGCAGAAAGCTAATGTCATTCCTACTACTAAAGCTACTAAGCTCGTGATAAGAGACTTCTTATCAGAACCATCCCAGAGGAATTTTATTCTATCAATAAAAATCCACATTACTATTGAAAAAGCTATTATTGTTTGCATTTTCATTCCTCCTTTTACTCGATTATTAGTATTTTTAAAGTTATTAATTTATCGATTATTCAGCATTTCCAGGGTCATCAGAACTACTAATACTGCCTGGAATATACATATATGTTGGTGATAAGTGTACTGAAATAAAGCCACTTGAAGATATATCAAAAAATTCAATTATTATACCATTTGGATTGTCCTAGTCAGAGAAAGCGGTGCAACTTCTTACTGTATGTGACTGTGTTCCGTCAGATAGCTCTGCTATCCAAACATTTTCTGACGTCACTACACTATAGATTTCATCAAATGTCTTATCACTTTGTATATTAGTTCTACTTTCTTCCGAATCATACTCCCCCAATTCAAAGTGTATAAAGGTAACTGAATTATCGCTGTCACCAGACTCTGAACTTTCCACAATTGCCTCTATCATTCCCTTTAAAACAGCCGGATTGGTATTATTCGGCGTCTCATTTACATAATTTATAACATCCTAAATATTCATAATTCACCTCAATAATAAATCGGTTTTCTAAACCTGGTCCACTAAGTTCCTGTAACAACCATATCTCTAACAAAGTCATAAACTTTTCTATCGTCTACTTTTGTCAGCTAACATCCATAGGCGCCACCTGCAAATTCAACGACCCAGCCGCCACCAACATAAGTTCCAATATGGCCATTATATCCAACCCAATCACCAGGTATTAAATTAGTCATTGTTGTAGCTGTTGAATGTTTAGAATTTGTGCATAAATTATTTGCTGTCGCATCAAAAGTATTAGAAACCTTTTTATGCTTTCTAAGGTACCCTACTTCCATACCTGAACAATCAGAAGCTGGTAAATTAGGATTCTTTTTTATCTATTCAAGCATCCATTCTTTTCTTCCGCCATTAAAGTAACCAGGATGTTTCTTTGCTGCAGCTTCCACTTCTTTAGCATCAGCAATATTTAATTTAAGGTCGGTACCATATAAATTAGATCCAAATATGTATAGGGCGCGAGTTGAACCCTTAACATCTTTATCATAAGCATATCTAAGAATTTCCAGCACAACTTCTTTTCTAAAATCGCTAACCTTTAACAAGTCAGCTTCAATTGATTTTCTCTTATCTTCGGCAATATGTGTATAACTATCTAATATGCTTTTCTTTTCTGGCTTTTTCTATCCTTTAATAAAGTCATCTTCAATAGCTGTCCAAGTAATCCTTCCAATAACCCCATCAACAGTTAGCCCATTTAATTCCTAATAAAGTTTAACAGCCTTTACTGTGTCCGCGCCGAAAGTATCACTGTCAATCTTTTTAATTGACTTATCATAGTATTCTAAAGCAAAAAGCGCATCCTTCATATATCTAACATCTTTGCCACTCATGCCTTGCTTTAAAAGTCTTGTATATGTAATCTTCTAGGAAGCGTTATAATCACGTTCTATTGCGGTCCAGGTTTTCTTTCCAACAATACCATCAACAGTTAACTTCGCGCCGGATGTATCTTTATGTGTAGATTGATAAGATTTAACTGCTTTAGTTGTATCTGAACCAAAAATACTAGAGCTAATCTTTTTTACTGAATTTGGGTAGTATTTTAATTCAAAAAGCATATCTTTAATATAACGAACATCTTTTCCAGACATTCCCTATTTAAGTGTTCTAGTAAAATCCATTTTCACTCCTCCTTCTAAAATTTTCTCATAAATAAGTCGACAAAAAGCCCCTTCACTCTATTAACTTAACAAAGTTTGACTTTTAATAAAAATTCTGATATAATTTAAAAAAAGAATAAGGGGAATAATAAATATGGATAATAAAGAAAAAGATAAATTATATAGTGATTTAAGTAATGTATGTATTCAAAATCTTTATACCGTATCTAAAAAAACAGAATTAATAACCTTTAAAAATTTTGATACAAAAAATAAAAATCACTTATTTTTATTTGAAATGGCAAAAATAGTCAATAATTTATTTGGATATAAAATTCAACTTCAGTGTGGATTTTTTAAATTTTTATGTTTAAAAAATAAAAGTGAAAGCGTTCAGCGCATTTCACCTAAAAAAATAACCATTAATGGAATTAAATGTGAAGATTTTTTAGAATATATAACAAAAGCCTGGAAAGTTGATGAAAATATTTGGTCAGAAATTTATAAGGATTGGTATGAAAAATGATTTATGGTTACTCAGACGGCGCGACTTCGAATAATGAAAAGGGAAAAGGTATTGGTGGGATAGGCTGGCTTATATTAGATGAGAAAGAAAATATTGTAAGCTACGGCGCTGACCATATATCAAATACCACAAATAACGAATGCGAGCTGCTTGCTTTAATAACTTTATGCCACGAAATAGTTAGAGAATTGGATCCAGTAGATGCTGCTCTTATCTATTCTGATTCAGCTTATTGTATAAATTGCTATGAGCAAAAATGGTGGTCTAAATGGGAGAATAATGGATGGATTAATTCTAAAAAAGAACCTGTTAAAAATAGAGAATTATGGGAGCAATTATTACCATTCTTTAAGGACTCGCGCCTTACCTTTAGAAAGACTAAGGGGCATAGTGACGATAAATGGAATAATATGGTTGATAGATTGGCTGTTGAAGCTAAAGGAGTATAAGATATGCTAAATGTAATAGTACCTATGTATAAGGCGCGAGACACATTACCAGACCTTTTAGATTCTTTTGTTACACAAACAAAGAAAAGATTTTTTATTACTTTAGTTAATGACGCTGATGGAGAAGATTATTCTGATATTATAGAAAAGTATTCAAATAGAGGATTACATATTAATTACCTTATAAATCCAAAAAATGGAGGGCCGGGTGCGGCGCGCCAATATGGATTAGACCATAATAAAATGTGTGATTATGTAGCATTTTGCGATGCGGATGATATGGTAACACCACAATATGTAGAGTTGCTTTATGACCACGCAAAAGCAGTTGGTGCCGATGTTGTAGTATCCCCTATTTATGTTGAAAAGAAACACGGTATATCTAGCATGATTACAATAGATAGAGGCGTGACTTGGCTTCATGGTAAGGCTTATAGATATGACTATTTAAAAAATAATGACATAAGATTCTATGAAGGAATTCGTTGTAATGAAGATGGCGGATTTAATAATCTTGCTTTAAATATGACAAGCAAACTTTTAAAGCTTGAATTTCCCTTATATTTATGGCGAGATTATAAAGGTTCTCTTACGCGCGTTGATAGATTAGATTTTGCGAAAGTGGGAAGTTGGCAACATATCTATTGTTGTTTAAATAGTTGTATGCGTCTTATAGAACAAAAATATGTAAAAGATGATAAACTTATTGACTTTGTACAATCTTATATTAGTTTAGCATATAATTTTTATCAAATAATTTTAGCTGTAAACGGTGACCATGGAAATACAGAAGAATTAATAAAAGAATTTTTACATAAAGATTATGTTCAACAAATTTTAAAAAGTAAAAATTCAATAAGGAAAATATTAAAAAAGATTAAAATTTCTGAAATTATAGATAAAAAACTTTACATATTTAAAGATAACTTTTTTGATTGGATTAAAGAATTTGGTGATGTAGATTTAATTCAAAATTATAATTTTTCTTAAATTTTTGATATAATATATATATAAAGAAAGGAGAAAAAGATGATAGATAATATTGATTTTCATAGTGTAGAAGCTCAAAAATATTGGGCGCCGCCTGCTTCATGGAGTGAAGAAAAGAAAAAAGAAACAACCCAACTTCGTATATTTAGCGGTGATTGGTTAGGTGCGCGCAAGATGGACGGAGCCTTTTATAAGTTCATTAAAAACGATGACGGTTCAATGGAGCTTTTAGGGCGTTCAAAGGGTGTAAAGGGTGATTACTTAAATAAAATCGAATGGGTGCCGCAGCTTAATGAATTTTTTGAAGCAATTCCAGAAGGAACTTGTCTATTAGGTGAGCTTTATTTTCCAGATAATGAAGGTAGTTCTAACGTAACAACAATAATGGGATGTTTGTTAGATAAGGCGCTTGCTCGTCAGGAAAAGAATGAAAAGCTTCATTATTATATATTTGATATTCTTGCATATAATGGACATTCAATGTTGGAAAAGACCGCAAGAGTAAGATTTGAATTTCTTGATGCTTTAAGCGAGAAAATAAAATCACCTTTTATTGAGTATGCAAAGTATTATGACGGCGCGGACTTGTGGAATCATCTCCAAGATATTTTGGCAAATGGCGGTGAAGGTATGGTTATAACAAGAAAGGAATCTTTATATCAGCCGGGTAAACGCCCGTCAAAAGATTGTCAAAAGGTTAAAAAGGAACTCCAGGAGACGATTGATTGCTTCTTCACTGGCAAATTTATGACGCCGAGTCGTATTTATACTGGAAAAGAATTAGAAAAATGGACATATTGGTGTGATGATGTAACCGATGAACGCAAACTTGGTGAACATTATAAAGAATATGCAGAGGGCGCGCCTATAGTTCCTGTAACTAAGCCTTATTTCTATAATTGGGCGGGAAGCCTTGAAATTGGTGTGTTAAAGGATGGAGAAGTTTACCCTATTGGATATTTAAGTGGTTTAACTGAAGAAATAAAGGCTAATCCAAAAGCATATGCGGGGAAAGCTATTGAAGTAACTGCAATGGAAATAATGAATACAGAAAACAAGGGTTTAAGGCATGCAAAAATGTTAAACTTTAGACCTGACCTTACATATAAGGATTGCACTTGGGAGAAGTTAGGAATTGAATAATACATCTATTGGTGAAGGTCGCATCATAGAAATATTACAAAAAGAAAAAATCAAATTTGAACGAGAAAAAACCTATAAAGACTTACAACATGGTCTTTATAGGTATGATTTTTTTATCCCAGATTTAAATATTCTAATTGAATATGATGGAGAGCAACACTTTAAATTTGTAAAAAAATTTTATAAAAAGCGCTCCGAGTTTTTAAAAGCACAAGAGCATGATAGACGAAAAAATTCTTACGCCCTCGCGCATAAGATAAATCTTTATCGAATCCCTTATTGGGAATTAGAAAATATAAAAACTTTTCAAGATTTAATACAAAAACGTTTTTTAGTAAATACAAAATGGTGGAACGATAATC